ACGTACACGTGCGTGTCTACCTACCCAGCATACCTTATGCCTACCTACCCTACCTACCCTACCTACCTTGCCTACCTCTTGCGTCGTACCTTTCTGCCTACCTTGCGTCGTACCCTTGGGGGCAAGCCTACCTCTGGGTAATGTACCCCGAAGTAGGTTTCGATGCTGTCGTTGAGACCCAAGATGTTGTACTCTACCCATTCGATTGCATCCTCCATAGACTCGTCGTGCAGACGCATACATACCTCGACGAGTTTCCAATAGTCATAGATGATGTACCCATCACGTCGTTGCCGGTGGATCGCCTTGTCGTATTCCTTTGCTGGCTCGATGCGAATGTAGTTGGGCATACCCAAGGGATACCTACCCCTTGGCCTTGCTCAATTCGGAAACCAAATCGTCTACGAGTTGGATGCGACGGCCAATCCACTTCATACAGTTGGTCGCCATACTATTGCCGATGGCCTTATACCTCGGCCCGTCCGGGCATTGGTCTGCCGGTTTCCCGCGCCAAGAAATCTGCGTCCAATTTTTTGGGAAGCCCTGCAATGCTTCACATTCGGAAGGCAGTAAACGACGCACCGCCATCGGTACTGCGACGTGCGGGTTCTGGTCACCGCTGTCCTTTGACAAGGTAGGGAATACCTCAGTGGATGGATCGCTACCAGCACGACGTGCCAGGTTCCCCGGCTGGAAGGCTACCGCAGATACGTTCTGTACGAACGGCACGTTGCCACCGCCCGTACCGAAACGTGCAGCTATGGTAGGTGCTACGTCGTGAGGTCCGGTAACACGGCTATCGTTAGGATGATTCTCGTATAAGAGTTGCTTGGGTTTGGCGATAGGCAGGGCAGGGACTAGGCCACTGCCACCTTGGGCGAACAACTCTTGGTTGCTGTACCCAGGACTGCCATTGCCGGAGTTGGATTGGTTGAGCGTAGGATGAATATCACTACCATCCCAATGGGAGTTGCTTACTCCTCGGACGACGAGGTTGTAGTGTTCGTCTCCGGCTGGCCCTCCAGATCCCTTGTGCCACTTGTTGGTGACTGTTCCAGAGATTCCGTCTGGCTGGCAGTTGATTCGGCTTGGGCTTCCAGCGCCTGTTCCAGAAGCGGGGGCAGTTTCTTCCCACGGCTCCTCGCCCTTCTTAAAATGCCCGAAGCTGCCAGGCCCGTCAAATAGTACCGCTGCGGAATGTCGCCAGTCTCCAGAACGGCAGCCAACGATGAAGATTCTCTGCCGACGCTGGGCCAGACCGAAGTGCTGTGCGTCGAGCATTCTGTAGGCGAACCCATACCCGCATTCAGCCAACGCTGAGAGGAGGGCCGAAAAGTCTGATCCAGACCTCGCTGACAGGAGTCCTGGGACATTCTCGTACACAATCCACTTCGGCTTAAGTCGCTTAACAAGTCCGAAATAGATGAGGGATAAGTTACCACGTGGGTCAGCCATTCCTTCTCTGAGACCGGCCACTGAAAATGCTTGGCAGGGGGGGCCGCCCACAAGAACATCTGCTGTTCCGGGGCCGACATCCCATTGTTCGTAGTTGGTGAGATCGCCATAATTTTTGACGTGAGGGAAGCGTTGTTTCAGTACTTCACAGGGGAAGGGTTCGATTTCGCTGAAGCCCACTGGAGTCCAGCCCATATCGTGCCACGCCACAGACGCAGCTTCGATCCCGGAACATACTGAGAAGTACCGCATCAGAGTCGCTCCTCCTTCTTCATCTTCCTCTGAAGGGTGCGCCACTTCTTGATGGCAGCGACCATCGGGTCGGACGCACGGCCAGAACAGATGGACTCAAACTCGTTGAGGAGTTTCTTCATCGATTCGATGTGCTTCTGGAGGATTTCTTTCTCCTCGCATTGGATTTGGATTTCCATTTCGAGTTCTTCGTTTGTGTGCTGTAAGGAAAGGATGTAGTCTTCGTCGCTCACTTGTTGAGGCCAAGGATAGCCTGCAAGAAACGAGTGCGGAACGAGGCAACATCTTCACCGACTTCCGGCTGGGCCTTGATGTCGTTGATGCTGGATCCGTAGAGGCGGGTGGCCTCGGAGATGGAGTCCCATAGTTTGTCGTACTTGCGGTACATCATAACCTTCTGGGAGAGGGTGATGTCCTTGGCACTGGTCTTGGGGTCACGACAGGCGAACGCCAAAGCCCGGAGGGTATTCCAGGTCAGACCTTTGACGATTTCGTCGGTGAGTGCCTGCTCAAGACGGGTCTTGGCGCGAGGCAGGATGGAGAAGTACTCGACCATCTCTGCGACAGTCGAGGGCTTCTTGGATGTGGTGGCTTCAGTCATATGTGGTGGGAGAATTAGAAGATTTGAATGGCTTCGGACGCAGGCTTGAAGGTGGCCTCGATGCCGTACTGAACCGGGAAGATCCAGCCATCCTGCGAGTCGTAGCAGGACATATCGATTTCGATGATGCTGACAGCCAGGTCAAGGTTGGTGAACGCCTTGTCTGCGAGCAGCTGGGTCTTGTAGGCTTCAGCCTCATCCTTGCTCTTGTAGAACAGGACGGAGTGGGAGTGGACTCTGCCGGTGCGGGTGATGACCACAACGTACTGTCGGGTCGTGTTGAACGTGGGTGTTTTCATAGGAAGGACTGCGATAAGAACATCGCACCCCTGCCCAGTCAACGCCTAAATAAATCTTTTTACTTTTATTCCGATTTGGTCGGTTCTTCTGGCGGAATGTCGATGACCAAACTGTTGGCATCCAGCAACTTATTGATGTCGTCGGCAGAAATCCTCAACTCTGCTTTGATGTTCACAGTTGGCGTGGGATCGACCAACTTGTCCAACTTGTCGATGGCAATAGCAGTGGAGAGCATCAACTGACCCAGCGGGATACCATCCACTTCAGACTCCAAGCGTTCAGTCGCCTTGCTTACAAATGATGCGAGCCTGGCAGCAGTCTTGCGCTTGAAGGAAAGGATGTCGAGTTGGCCGGAGTCGGCGAGTTGATGTTTGATTTCGGTGACAGTCTTCGGCTCGACGGCGGTCAACTTGGCTGCCTCTGGAGAGGGTACGCCCTGCTTAAGCAACTCCTCGATCCGCTTGACTGTAGCCTTCGGCAACTTCTTGCCAGCGTCCGGGTTGTTCTCAGCCAGCCGTTCAAACTTCGGGTCAGTATCCATAAAGTCAATATGCCACCTTGACCAATGGAAGCAAGCCGGAGTAACACATCATATGCCTCTCATCGCATTACGTATTAAACCGCCACCTACGCACCAAGCTGCGCTTCGCATCCTCAAGAACAAGAAGACGGGGGCGATGTTCGTAGGCAAGATGGCTAAGTCCTCCGCCAAGAAGTGGGGGGTTGAGTTCACCGCCCTATTGCGTGAGGCCAAGTCCAAGTTCCAGGTCAAGACCTACAAGGAGGCCACAAGGGTGGGTATCGTATTCGTCTACCCTCATACCAAACAGTCCGCTAAGTCCGGGCATAGCATCCCCAAGGTAACCAGGCCGGACGTAGATAACCTAGCCAAGTCCGTGCTGGATTGTATGGTGGATGCCGGTTGGCTGGAGGACGACAACCTGATCGTCGAACTCATCCTCAAGAAGATTCATTCAGAGACGGCGCAAGTTGTCATTGACATTGACGATTACGTTGAGTAAACCCCCTTCCTCTCACCTATGAGCAAATACAACAAAATCATCAGCGGGCTGTCGTTCGCTGAATACAAGAAGAACCCCGGCGTTAACGCTTCTTACCTCAAGAAGTTCAACGTCTCCCCCCTGTTCGCTGAGACCGACACTTTCGAGTCGTCGGCTGCTACCGATCTAGGGAACTACGTCCACGCCTTGACCATCGACCAAGGCACTCTGGAGAACTTCGCCTGCCTGCCCACCACCGGGGAAGGTAGCAAGACCGCCCGTGCCAAGTGGCGCGACGAACACCCCGATGGCATCCTCCTCTCTCCGTCCCAGATGGAGCAGGGCAAGGCCACCGCTGACAAGTTGAAGGCGTTCCCTTACTTCGCTGAACTGATGGGTCGCACCGGCATCGACACCGAGGTCACCCTGTTCTGCGAGCATCCCAAGTACGGCTGGCCGATGAAGGCTCGCATCGATATCCTGGCGATGGATGGTGACGAGATTTACCTTGGGGACGTGAAGACTTACGGCAAGGCTCTGACCAAGAAGCAACTGTTCTGGGATATCCGTGACCGGGGCTACGACTTGCAGCTCGCCCACTATCGTCGTTGTCTCCAGATCGTCCTCAACAAGAGTCCCAAGGAGATGGCCCTGTACTTCTGCGAGACGGAGACGGCAGCCCACGACTGCGCCAAGGTCATCCTCGACGAAGGCTGGCTGGCCCACGCCGAACTCCGGCTGGACGAGTACTACCGCCTGTACAACGAGTGCCACGAATCTGGGGTCTATCCGGGCTTCAACTTCGGCAAGCCTCTGACCCTCACGCTGGGAGACACCCTGTCGTGACCGCACCAAAGGAAGGGTTCGGCCTCTGGATTCCAGGGGCTATCCTCTCACGCCTAGAACTCAGCCTGGAGGAGAAGTGCCTCTACGGGCTTCTGGAGGTCTTGGACGGGGGCAAGGGGTGCTGGGCATCCAACGACTGGCTTGCGAGCCGTCTAGGGGTCAGCGAGAGGGCAGTACAGCGATACCTCGCAAGGTTGGAGGAGGTAGGTCTGGTCATCAAGGTCATCAATGAAGCCGCCGGTAACCAGCGCCGGGTGCAGACCATCGGATCGTATTCTGCCTCATCCACCCAATGCCAACTTGACGTGACCCTCACGCCAGACTGTCGTGACCCTCACGCCAATCTGTCACCCAAGAGTAGAAAAGAGAATAGAAAAGAGATAGATACAATCCCCTTACCCCTTCCTCACGGCGAGAACTTTGCCAAGGCTTGGGGGGAGTGGATTAACTATCGGACTAAGACGAAGAAGAAGTTGTCTGCCTTCGCCCAGGAGAAGCAACTCAAGCTGCTTGCCGTCATCACCGAACAGGAAGCGGTTGAGTGCATTAACCGATCTATCGCCAACGACTGGCAGGGTCTGTTCCCAGAGAAGCGTAATAGTAAACCTTTTACCAAAATCTTAACCCGTGAAGACCACAATAATGGATTCTAAGCACAAGCCATTCTGCAACGGATGCAAGGGGCCGCTGACCCCTGTGTACGACCCAGCAAAGAAGACATTCATCACCAAGTATTTCACGTGCCGTGCTTGCGCTGACTCCGGCAAAGCGACATACTGGGATTACCCTTTTGAGTATGCCAAAGTCTTCGAGAAGCACGGGTACATCTGGCTGGATCGTCATCCAGAATATCCCGCTGCCTTCATCGACACGGACATCACGCGCCTGTCCAACAACCTCCAGCGAGCCTCGACCTGGACACCGGGAGACAAGGCAAGCCTGCTGCTCCACGGCACGACTGGGACGGGCAAGACCCGCACGGCTTGGGTAGTCTTCAATCGTCTTTGGTATAATGCTTTCCCAGACAAGGCGGTGTGGTTGCCGATGCGTAAACTTGAGATGGCAATCGAGAAGGGATTCGACGACCACAAGCACGGACAGGTGCTGGACTATTTCTGCAACGTCCCGCTATTGGCCTTCGACGATCTGGGGAAGGAACGACTGACCGCCCGTATGGAGTCCGACCTGTTCGCCATCCTCGACGAACGCACCAGCAATCTGCGTACTACAATCATCACTACGAATTATAATGGCACAACCCTCCTCGACAGATTTAACAATAAGGAAACAGGAGAGGCAATCCTACGCAGGCTACGTGAGTATTACCAAGTAATCGCAATATGAACAACTTTGAGTTCTCAAAAAAGGGCCACGACGAGTGGCTGACTCCGAAGTATATTACGGACGCTCTTGCTCCGTTCGATCTAGACCCGTGTTCCCCTATCAACAGGCCGTGGGATACGGCCGCCACACATTGGCATAAGGACGACGACGGACTGTCTAAGGAGTGGAAGGGTTTCGTGTGGATGAACCCTCCATATGGACGTGAGACTGCCAAGTGGATGTTCAGGCTCAAACACCACGGCGACGGCATCGCCCTTATCTTTGTCCGCACGGAGACGGCGTCATTTTTTAAACACGTGTGGGGAAGTGCTTCTGCGATTTTATTCATCAAGGGAAGGCTGTCGTTTTGTTACGTAGACGGACAACCGGCCAAAGCAGCTGGCGCTCCATCGTGTCTTATCGCATACGGAGATCGTGCGGTGGAACGCTTAGAGAACGCACTTAGCACTGGAAAGATCAAGGGATACATTGTTCATCTATGAGTAACAACAACTCCAATCTTACCCTCAAGCAGATGGACTCCGCCTTCCCCCCTATGAGGTGGATGGTTACCAGCCAGAGCCGTAAGAACGTGGCGCATAGCGTAGACCTGTACGCCGGGAGCTGCACGTGCGAGGAGTACGTCTTCCGTCTGAATGGCAAGGACAGCCAGGTTCCCCCTGCCCTGCGTAAGTGCAAACATATCCGGGCCGTGCGGGAAAAGGTGGCTGATATTATAATCGAATACAATGTGAAGATTCGTGCTTGACCTTTATTCACACTGCTCACACACCATTCACATCCTTATGCAACCCGATATCCAAAGACTAGGCTTTGAAGCCTGGGCAGACAACGTAGTCGTCAACGTCCTTGAGAACTTTCAAGGCAACTCCACCGGCGATCTGCGAATCCAGAATGAGAACGTCGATGTCAACGTGACTGTAGACGACAACAACATCCACGTGGTCGTCCGGGCTTACGTGTGTGGCGCAGGCTGGAACACCCACGAACGAAACATCAAGCGATGAAACACCTCCTCTCATTCCTGCTGGCTGCCGTGTCCTGCGAAGCCAAGTCAATCGTTGACGCTGACCTGGTTCACAAGGTCGGCATCATCGAATCCAATCTCAACGAGGATGCCATCGGTGATGGCGGGAAAAGCCGTGGGGCTTTCCAGATCGGGCAGAGGGCTTGGGCCGATGCCGTAGCCTACAGCATCTGTCACGGAGGCCCACACGACCCCGGCCTTCCTGTGGACTGGAAGGAGTACTCAATGAACTACGACATCGCTCATCAGGCAGCTGAACTTATCCTGCGTATGCACGAAGACCGAATGATTCGTAACAAGATTAAGCCGACCCCGATTAAGTTGTATATGGCCTACAATATGGGCTATCATACGGCGGCCTCGTTTGGGTTTAATATGAACGTGACTTCCGGCAAACGCAGGGCCATCCTCCTGCGAGCGTACAACATCCTATCCAAGTAATTTCCCCCAATGAGCAACCCAGCAACCGACATCAAGTCCCTCACCCGTCTCATCAACCAAGAGGCGGAGCGAGTGGAACACACCATCAACAACCAGCAGAACCAGATCGTCTACTTGTCCGACAAGTTGAATCGACTGTTCCACGCTCTGCGCCAGTTCAACCAGCACCACGGGCGTGACCTAGACCCGGATGTCTTGGACGCATTCAATGCGACCTGGCGTTCCTACGAGTCTACGTTTGACACGTGGCAGTCCTATCAGAAAGACTCCGACTCCAACATCGCCTCCATCTTCAACATCGATCTCGAATAATTTATGTCCAACGATACCAACCCAATGAGCAACGAAATCATCAACAAACTCCGCGCCCCGTTCGGCCCTGACCGAATCGAGTGGCGACTCCAGTCGTCCGGCAAGAAGCAGGACGGCTCCTTCTGGGCGAAGTGCCTCGCCTACATCGACAATCGTGCGGCGATGGAACGCCTCGACGAAGTCTATGGTATGAACTGGTCGCACTCCGAAGAGTTCAAGCAGATCGGCAATCAGGCTGTCTGCACTGTGACCATCACCATCGAGTCCCGCAACGAAGGCGTGGCCCTGTTCCCCTATCGCTCCGTCACCGGCTCTTGTGCCGTGGAAGCCAACGGCGACATCGACCCGTTCAAGTCCGCTGCCTCTGGCGCTATGAAAAGGGCCGTGGTGAACCTGGGCATTGGCCGTTATTTATATGACTTGCCGGAAGCCTGGGCCATCATCGACCCGAACGGCAAGTATCAGGGTGCGACCAAGGACAAGCAGTACTTCAAGTGGAATCCGCCCCAGCTGCCTGCGTGGGCCGGTGGTGGTGCTGACACTAACTACGTCGCCAACGCTTCTCATCACGAAGAGGTCGCCAACGCCCCTGCCTATGTCGCAAGCAAGCCTCAAGGCTACACCGCCCCGGCTCCTGCCCCCGTCGTCTCTGACGGCACGTGGCGTACTGTGGTCATCCCGTTCGGCAAGCAGCAGGGTCAGACCCTTGGTCAACTCAACCCCGGCTCCCTCAAGTGGTGGCGCGAGAACTACCAGCCGAAGCCTTACAAGGGTAAGATTTCGGACAAGGACAAGGCGTTCCGTCTCGCTCTCGACCAGTCCGCTGAAGCCTATCAGCCGATGCCCGGACTGCCCACCGCCAGCAAGGACGAAGTAATCATTGACGAACCCCCGGCTGACGACGTTCCGTTCTAATCCTCAAGTACTTTCCTTATGTACGAAAACCACAAACCCTACGATCCGCAGGAGGAACCGAAGTCCGTCGATGGCAAGACGGGTTCCGGCAACTCCACGGAGTTCTTCTCCTCTCTTCAGACCATCGACCAGAACCTTCTGAGCGATGACGAGATTATGGAAATCCTGCGCTTCGCCGTTGGCCGTGAACAGGCCCGTCGCAAGTCCAACCACCCAGGCCAACAGGGATGAGCGAGCATCTGCTACGGATGGTCGGCCTAGACCCGGCCAAGGTCAGGGCGATGATGACCCCCGTCGAACAGCCCAAGCCCAAGGGTGGCCGTCCTATCCTCAAGGCATCCCAGAAGGTAGTCTTGGCATACGAGATGATCCAGAAGACTGGATGCACTCTTGAGGGGGCAGCCAGGTCCTATGGAATAAAGGTCTATGCTATTGTCCAGTACGCCAAGCGTGAGGGTAAACCTTACATCTGGAACGCTGAAGGCCTGGACAAGAAGGCAGCTGAACTGGTGGCGCGTGGAGTGTTCACCAATATCCGGCACGGACTCAAGACCCGTGTCGCCTATCAACTCGCCCTTAAGTACGGGGTCAGCAAGGCTTGCCGTATGGCTGGCACTTCCCGCCGTGGCCTGTACGGATACTGCGAGCGTTATAACCTCAAGACTCCGGCCAGAGAAACCGGCGCTATCAGTGTACATTAAGTTTCACGAATACCTGTTCAGTGGGATGAAGGTGGGCGAACGCACGTTCGATGTGAACGTCTCCATCTCCTACTACTGGGACGAACCCCAAGAGGGCGAACTTGAGGATGCCTATGTCGAGGTAGATGACTTCTCCCTTGGAGACATCTACGAGCAGCTCCCTGGAGGCAACCAGATCGTCATCCCTTGGGACGACCCTATCCGCTTCGACATCCTCGACCAAGTTGACGATAGGCTGGATGAGGCTTTGATTGGCCTTACCAAAGACAATGAGTGATAAATACGACATCGTCGCTATGGGCGACAACCACGGCGACCTGGCCTGCGAGGACACCCTCGATGCCATTATGGAGTTCACCAAGCGGGTGAAGCCCAAGTACAGGGTACACCTAGGCGATAACTGGGATTTCCGCTGGGCTAGGCGCGGGGTAGACAAGACCTCCAAGGAAGCCCGTGAGGGATTGGAGGAAGACCTGGAGGCTGGCATCCGCTGGATCGAACGCTATCGCCCGACCCACTTCCTCTTTGGAAACCACGACGACAGAATCCGGCAGATTATCTCCAGCACTGACTCCATCACGGACAGGGAGAATATGCAGGAACTCCTAGACAAGATGATGGGAGTCCTCCGCCGATCTGGATGCAAGGTCATCAAGCCTTACAACGTGAGCAGCGGACGCATCGTCATCGGCCCTATCACTTTCATCCACGGATTCTCCCACGGGATGAACGCCTTGCTTAAAGATGCCCGGACGTTCGGACGACCTGGCGGTGGCTTCTGTATGGGTCACCTCCACCGACTGGAACAGTTGAACATCGAGAACTACGATGGCGGAGCTGCTTGGCTCTGTGGTTGGGCGGGTCGCCAGAAGGATGCCGAATACGCCTACAGGTTCCCCGGAAGCCTGCGCTGGCAGAATGGGTTTATGTATTTCAAATGCGATGGAGATAACTACATCGGCAAGCAAGCCCACCGCTTCGGTGATGGCTGGTATTTCCCAGCATAATAAACTTGCGTAATAATTACGCATCAACCCTTATCTAATTCCCTATGAGCAAATCACCATTTGAAGAACCTCCACTCAAGACCAAGTTCAACGTGTTGAACCTTGGCGCTGGGGTGCAATCATCCTGCCTCGCACTAATGGCAGCTAAAGGAGAAGTCGGCCCTATGCCTGACTTCGCAGTCTTTGCCGACACGCAGGCAGAGCCTAAGAATGTTTACGACTGGCTGGACTGGCTTGAGAAGCAACTCCCGTTCCCGGTTATCCGGGTCACCAACGGAAACCTAACTGAAGAACAACTTAAACTTAGAACGAGCAAGGCTGGGACTCCTTACATCAAGAGGCTAACCCCGGTGTTTGGCCTAAGTCCACGTGGTGACGTGGTGGCAGCTATCGGAAGAAAGTGTACGGCTGACTATAAAATCAAACCTATCATCAAGCAGATTAAGGAGTCTTGTGGAATCAAGTGGGGTCAGAAGGATGTGACTGTCACTCAGTGGATCGGCATTTCCTATGACGAGATGCAGCGGATGAAAGATCCAGCCGTAGCCTGGACTCAGCATCGCTGGCCTCTTGTGGAAAAGAAGATGCGCCGGTCTCATTGTATTGATTGGATGAAAGCCAACGGGTATCCAGAACCACCTCGCTCTGCCTGCTATTATTGCCCTTTCCATAGCGATACGGAATGGAGACGCTTGCGAGATGAAGACCCTGAACACTTCCAGAAAGCCGTAGAGTTTGACTACGCTATGCGTGAGGTGGGCAAGAAGCAGAAGACACTCAGGATGGAGATGTTCCTTCATCGCCAATGCTTACCCCTAGATAAAATCGACTTTGATTCTGAAGAGCAGAAGGGACAGTTAAACTTTGACTTCCAGGCAGAGTGTGAGGGAATGTGCGGAATCTAATCCAATGATGCACTACCCAGAAGACATCGAAGAACGCTCTCGCAGCCTTGGCATTGACCCAAGCCGGATGCGTGAACTCCTCAAGGCCGGTTACTGTGACCCGTCTTACGACCTGATCCCGAAAGGGATTATGGGCCGGGATAATCCCAACAGGAACATCACCTTGGACAAGGCTGACCGCTGGGTTCTCAAGTGGACGCAGGGCGGTAAGCGCCAGTACAAGGTTCTGTCTAAGAGCCTGGAGGAAGCCCGTGCTATGCGTGACGAGTTCTTTGACTCGATCAACTACTACAAGGACAAGCGATGATGATTGAAGTTAACTACGTTCACTTTCATAACCTGAACAGGAACGTCCTAGATCTTGGCAAGCAAGTCCGTGAACTGGCTGAAGAGAACACGCGCCTCAAGGCACAGGTCGAGAGGCTGACCAAGGCCGGAGACAAGATGTCTAAGGAACTTATACGGCTTGAAGATCGATTCAATGGCATCGAGTCAGCAGAGGCTCAAATGTGGTATACTGCCAAAGAGGGAGGCTGTCCGTGAAGCACCCCAAGCAAGTCGGTATGTCCTGCAAGAACACCCGGTTCGTCAAGAAGGGTCTGACCTGGGAGGAAGTACAGCGGGTCGAGAAGGCTACCAAGGCTGACCGGGATCGCTGGAATGAACTGATGGCAAAGCCCTGGAACAAGTGGGAGCCTGTTAAATGATTTACGAGTTCCGTAACCCTATGCCGGTTGAGACTCCGCTGGGGTACGGGATGGCTATATATGTACGTGACGGCGGGACGTTCTCAAACGATGTGTTCGCTATCGTATTGGACAAGGACGGGGTCATCCGGCATATGACCACCGACCAGTTCCGCCTTGTACGCAACGACACCTTCGATATCCGTACTGACAATGACTGATATCTCCAAGTGCGATGGGTGGATCCGCAACGTCCTGTGCGTCAACCGGGACAACTGCCTTCGCTACACCATCAAGGCGGACGACCTATTGCAGTCCTGGCTTACGCCATCGATGAAGCACAACGGAGACTGCAAGTATTTCCTACCAAACTATGAGCAAGAAAAAGCAAAGCCTAGCAGAGAAGATAATTGAGTACATCCGGCGCAACGACAAGGAGCAGCCGATTCCAGCCGGGTACAAGAGCATCAATGACTGGTGTGTCATCCTTGGATGCACCCGCCGTATGTGGGGCATTATGCTTCACGACCTACTGAAGACCACCAAGGTGAAGTCCGTCAAACTCAAGCGAGTACAGGCCGGGAAGATTAGGGTGATGAACTTCTACAAGATAGACGAAGCCTTCCTGCGCCAGATGCAGGGTAAGTAAGGCGGACTTCCCGCTGGTTAGCCACGGGTTGTCCTAACGATCAAGAGGCTTCCTTATGAGCAACGCACACAACGCATACTTCCTAACCACCTCTTGACGCTGGTAGGAGTAATACGATGTATTACGTGTGTGTCAACGCCCGGACTTTTAATCTACGTTCACACCCGCCTCACAAGGCGAATTACCAGACCGGCAAACATAATCGAACAGGCGGCTACTGTGGCGTAGGCGATGTCGGCTGACATCCGTAGAGCTGCCGTGGCACTGTTCAGGTTCTTCTCCAAGTTGGCATCGTCAGAGGCGAACGACTTGCCCCCGTCGATGATAAGCAGGGCCATCATATTGCTGTTACCCAAGGCATCCAACGTGGTCTGGATGATATAGGCTGAGTAGATGGCGCAACCACAGGAGATCGCCAGGATAAACCCAACCGCCCAGAGGAGGTTACTTTCGTTTGCTTCGTTTAGACTTCGCATTGGTTTTCACTCCTGCCTTTGCGACTTCAGCACCCATACGCTTCTTGGCGTAGGCGATGGCAGCGTCTAGCACTTCCGGGGCAGACGCACCGGCAAGGCCGATGGCTGCGAATCTCATCGTCATCGAATGGATATGTTCTTGAAGGGCGAAGCCCACCAGCACACTGACAATAGCGGCGGCGGCAGTGCGCCTGACGATCCAGCCAAGCGTCAACTTCTCGTCTGACAGCAGGATGCGACTGACCATCCCGGCTGCTCCTAGGGCAGAAGCGATGACGGAATCTTTAGCCAGTTGGCTGTAGTCGTCAGGGCCGGTTGCTGTCGCCATTGGAGTTAATAGAGTCCCTGACCCTGTCGTACATCCACCAGATCGCAAGCGAAGCACAGGCAAGCAATACACTTCCGGCAATCCATTCAAAGTATTGGGAAGAAATGATATGAGGCACTGCACCGGCAAACGCCCCTGCCATAAGGATTGGAATGCCAATCTTGATGGAGGCGAAGGCGCAGGCCAACCCGCCGATTACTACAAGTGCAGCTCCAGTTACAGTCCAGATTTCAAAAGCACTCTCTTTCTTGATGCGTTCGATCTCAGCGGTCAGTTCCTTGATGCGTGTATCCTTGAGGTCTGAAACTCGCTTGGCTTCACGCTGGTCTGCCTCGACACGCTCCCAGGCGACATTGACAGCCGTCGCTAGTTTGCGCCCGAACTCCATCTGCTTCTTGTAGTCAATCTCACTACCCTTGGCCGCACGTGCCAATGCGAATGCGACATCCCCTTCCGGGGGACTAGGCAAATACGATTGGGCTAGGCGAGACTCAGCGACCACGACCCTGGGCTTGTCTGCATTCTTCTCAATAGCGACTAGGGCTGATGCGACCCGGTGGTCAGTCTTGTCCAGGTCTTTGCCTAGTGTCGTTACTGACGACTCCTTGGTAGGGGCCGGAGGCTGTTCTGGGATAGGCTCTTGCTTTGGCGCGGACTTACATCCGACCAAGGCCAGCCACATAGAGATCAGGATGAGAGGCTTCATCGGTATCGTTCATTTGCACGTTCCTGAGCCTCACGTTCAGACTTTGTCATCTGCTGGTTGATGACAGAACCACCTCCGGGCAGGGATTTATAGAACTCAGTCTTCATCGCTTCCTTGCTTACAGTCTTGGCAGGCACGTTCTCCCTTGTGCCACGAACAATGTCCTCGTTGCGACGGAGGGCTTCGTAGGCGGCCTTGGAGTCATTGGTGCGGTAGAGTTCAGTGCCGTTGATGCCATAGATATGGTACGTGAACATCTTCTTACCCTTACTGTTCATTCCATTGTACATAGCGACCAACTGGTTACCGAGTTCTGTCTTCCAGATGTTGCCAAGGGCGTTCTGCACATCGATGCCAAGACCCATATGACGCTCAAAGTAGCGATTGACTGTGGCTGCGGCCTGATGTGCTTCGGGCGATCCAAGGATACCGGCGGCACGGGCATTGCCTTCGGCAGCTGTTACCGCAGGGCCAGCCTGGTTGCCGGGGACGGCTGCACGGGGAACGAACGGCTTGCCACCACCGATACGACGGACGATAAGCGGGGCATTGACTGCGACAACTGGGAGGCCGGACGGCTCGACACGGAGGGTAGCGTTGATGACTTTCGCCAGATCGACTTCCGGGTCTTTGGAGTTCAGGGCATCAGCAAGGGCTTGGGAGTCCTCGATGATAATGTCCATCTTGTCCTTGGCTTCTTGAGCCTGGCGTTCACGTTCCTTCTGTGTTTCCTTAGCAAGACGCTCTGCCTCCTTCTGGGCATCCTTAGCGGCCTGGTCAGCCTGACGCTGGGCCTCCTTGTTTGCCTCGTTTAGTTTCCTGTTGATTTCCCTTGTTAGACGTTCCGACTCTGTTTGCTGGGCTTCAGCGTCACGCTTAAGGATATCATCACGGAGAGCATCGGCTCGCTCACGGGCTTCACGATCCCGACGGGCATTATCTGCGATATTTCTTGTCTCCGCCTCTGCGTTGGCACGTCTTTCGGCAGCTTGACGTGTGAGTTCAGCCGCACGTTCCTTGGCTGCTTTCTCTGCGCTACGCTGGATGATGTCTTCCTGCAACTTGCGGTTGATGATGGCTCGCTCGTTCTGGATGCGATCTAGTTCGGCACGGGTATCCTCGACAGCCTTACGATGAGCAGCTTCGCCCTGAGCCTTGGCGGTTTCGTGTTCCTGTAGGATTTGGGCTTCCCGGTTGGCGATGAGTTCAGACATCTCCAACCATTCGGCATTGCCACGTCCGACTTCGTCAATGAGGTCTTGCTCCGCCTTTGTACGAGCCTGGTCACGGGCCTTCTCAAGTTTAGCCTGAGCGTTGGCATCTTTCTTGGCCTGAGCGCCAGTCTGGGCCTTTAACTTGGCCTCTTCTTTGGCTGCACGGGCCGCCTCTTCACGGAGCAACTTGTCGGCAAACCGGGAAGCGTCGAGTTCGGCTTCGGCGATGAGTCGGACTTGATTGGACTGGGCTACGGCCTCGTCAAAGGTGCGAGCCGTGTTGGACACGTTCTTTCCTTCGATGTAGATGTCGTAGGTCTTTCCGTTAAACTCGTGAATGAAGGTGTTCGGAAGAGCAGGGTGCTGCCAAGAGCCTGTGAGGTTGGCGGAAGGATTGACCTTCTGGAAACCGGCTTGCAGCTGGGCGACACGCTCCTTGCTAATACGATCCCACGACGCAGGCATCATATTGAACGTGCCACGTGTATGGACAGGCTGTGCCATCAGGGATCGAGCGCCAGTGTCCTGTAGCGGCCCAAGGAATGTCGGGTCGATATTGTGGAACGGGAAGTTCATTCCACG